TTAAGTAGATACAATGAAACTACAATATGTAATGAATGTATCGCTAAAGAAAATTCTGGAAATAGAGATGAATTATTAAGGATTTTAAATGTCTCTCGCTAAATTAGCAAAAGTTTCAGACAAGAGAGTACTAGGTATTGATGCAAGTACTAGGTCAGTAGCATTTTGCCTGTTTGAAAATAAAACTCCTATCAAGTGGGGTGAGGTATTTTTTGATGGCGGGGACGTTTATGAAAGAATACTAGATGCTAAGAAAAAGGTAAGAGCGATAGCCAAGACATTCCCCTCAGACTTTGTTGCTATTGAAGCAGCAGTAATGGTTAGAAGTGCTAATACAGGATTAAAGATGGCATATATTTTTGGTGCTATAATGGGTGAATTGATCGATGATGGAAGAAAGGTTGTTGAGATTCATCCAATAACGTGGCAGTCATTTATAGGAAATAAAAACTTTACTAAGGCTGAGAAGTTAGAGATACAAAAAAAATACCCAGGTAAAACAGCAAACTGGTATAAAGCCAAGGGCAGGGAAATAAGAAAGCAAAAGACTATAGACTTTTGCAAGGAATTAGGTGTGGTAGTTGAAAGTGATAACGTTGCAGATGCGTGCGGTATCGGATGGTATGCTGCCAACAATATGGTGAGATAATGAAACTATACGAAGATGTAAATTGGTTAAAAAAAAGATATGTAATAGAGAAAAAGACTACTCAGCAAATGGCTAAAGAGGCAGGATGCTCTCATATGACTATTCAAAGGGCGCTAGAAAAATATGGACTTATTAAAAATCAGAGAAGGTGGACTAAATGAAATTATGCTATAAGATATTTCATATCCCTGGTAGTTCTGAACAACGGGACCACCTATTTGATAAGGCATCAGAATATTTGAATAGCAGATACGACGAACTTGATACTGAAACTATCAACTTGATGCATCCTGGATCTGCACAAAAATTTATAAATGATGATGATAACTTTAATCCAGAATTTAATTTTAAAATAGGTGAAGTTGGCGTATGGGCAAGTAATTATACTGCCTGGAATAGTTTATTAAATTCAGAATATGATTCCGCTCTGCTATTTGAGGATGACTTAGTTCTTTCTGAAAAGTTTTATGAATCTCTTAATTTATTAATAGACTGGCTACCAGAAGATTGGGATTTCTTTAGCGTATTCTGCCATCCTAATCAATTAGATAGATACGATAGTAGAAATGACGTAAATAAAATAATCACTAGGGCTTACCAAGATTGGTCTATGCTATGTTATATGGTTTCTAGATCTGGTGCTGAAAAGGCACTTAAAGAAATGAAAAGTGGTTTTAATCAACCGATAGACTGGTTTGTATTTAGAAATCAAGATAAATTTAATGTTTATACGTTGCACCCTTCATTAATAAACATCGTAAACTTAGCAGATCTTCCAACTACAATACAGCAAATAGAAGATAGAATAGAGGTATAAAATGGGAGTTTCTAATCCAGAAAATAAAGATTGGGTAGGAGAAAAGTTACAGCAAATAAATCCAAAAAAGATACTAGATGTTGGAGCGGGTGCTGGAATTTATTTAGATGTAGTCAAAAAGTACTTAGACGATAGCGTTATTATTGACGCAATAGAAGTGTGGAATCCATATATTAATCAATTTAATTTAAAAAATAGATACAATGAAGTATATGAAGTAGATGCTAGAGAATTCAATAACTTTGATTATGATGTGGTTATACTCGGAGATGTTCTAGAGCATATGTCAGAAAAAGATGCTGTTAATTTATGGAATAAGATTTCAAATAGCGCAAAATATGCAATAATATCTATACCAATTGTTCATTATCATCAAGATGCTATTAATGGTAATCCATATGAGGTTCATGTGGAAGAGGATTGGAATACAAATAGGGTTTTAGAAAAATTTTCCAACATAGTAGAACATAAAGAATTTGCTGTGACTGGGACATTTATTGCTAAGTTTAAGGATTAATTAATGAAAATGTATAAAGACTCGTCACTATGCTTTGATGATATTTTGTTAGTACCGCAGCATTCTACAGTTTTAAGCCGCCGCGAAGTAGATATTTCTACAACTATTGGAACTAATGGCAGAAGCATAAGAATGGCTGTTCCAATTATTGCTGCACCTATGGATACTGTATGTGATGGTAACATGGCATATTCTATAAGAAAGTTGGGCGGCTTTGGAATTATCCATAGGTATATGTCCATAGAATTTATGAGGAGAGAACTTGATTTTATAAGTTCTACAGATGCTGTTTCTTTAGGAGTAGCAGTTGGTGCTAAGGGAGATTACTTAGAGAGGGCTTTTGTAGCAGTTTCTCATGGTGCCCATTTAATTTTAGTAGATACTGCTAATGGACATAGTGAATATGCAATTAAAGCAGTAAAAGAGTTACGTCGTAATGTTGGAAATAAAGTTCACGTTATGGCTGGAAATGTTTCAACATATGATGGTTTTATTAGACTTCAGGATGCTGGCGCTGATTCTATTAGAGTTGGAATTGGTGGAGGATCTGTATGTACTACTAGAATTGTTAGTGGTCATGGTATGCCAACATTAGCATCTATTTTAGATGTAAGGTCTAAAATTCCGTATGGAGAAGGCGCTTCCCTCGTTGCTGATGGAGGTATCAGAAATAGTGGAGATGCTGTTAAGGCTTTAGCCGCAGGAGCAGACGCTGTGATGCTTGGAAGTTACCTCGCTGGTACTGATGAGTCACCTGGAGAAGTACATGTAAGTGGTGGTAAAAAATACAAAATCTTTAGAGGTATGGCTAGCGCAGAAGCACAGTTGAGTGCAATTGGAAATGTTTCAGTTGCAGAAGGAGTAGAGACAACAGTAGACTATAAAGGCACGCTAGAACACGTTCTTGAAGAATTTAAGGGTGGCCTGGGTAGCGGTCTTTCATATACTGGCGCTCACAATCTAAAAGAATTATATGAAGATTCTATGTTTATCAAGGTAAGTCAGGCGAGTCTTAGTGAAAGTAGGCCACATGCCCAACATTAATACTGAAAAAGAAATCTCTAGAGTATGTAAAGAAATAGAAGAATTACTTATTAAAAAGAATCGTGCCTACGGAAACTCTGCTCTTGATCCAGTAAGAATATTTTCACAGTCAGATGCTACAGAGCAAATTAAAGTTCGGATAGATGATAAACTTAGCAGATTTGCCAACGGTGGGGAATTTCCTGGAGATAATGATATTGACGATCTAATAGGTTATCTGGTATTATTGAAAGTAGCGAATAGCGGTAATTGGAGATAGGATGCCTTTATATACTTACTATTGCAATGTTTGTGACATTGATGTAGAAATAATTTCTAAAATAGAAAGTAGAGATGAACAGCGTTGTGAAGATTGTGGATATAAACTTATTAGGAATCTAGATAGACCAGGGATGGTTTGGAGTCCTACTCGCAATGGTGGATACTCTCTCTAGGAGGAATAATGCCTCGTAAGAAAAAAGAATATGAATATGTTCCATATAGCATGAATCCAAATATTCATGTTTATTATGAACTAGAATTTCTTAAAGATGTGATTAAGCCAGGTGACAGAATAACCTTTAAGGGAGTTCGCGGAGAGTTTACATTCGTACATATGGCACATAACTCTCAACTAGATGTAACATGGATTGACTGTAGGAATCCAGTAACTGGTGAATACAGGTCATTCTATGTAGATAGGCTAAAGGGATTAGTAAGAGCAAAGAAGAGCAGAAGGAAGAAGCAACTTGTCAGAGATTGAGTTAACTAGTTCGTTTGATCAAATGAACTTAGTTGTAGAAGAATTACTAAAAGGTAAAAATCCAACAGACATTGCTAAGTTCCTTGGAATTAAAAGATCTCAGGTTCTAGAGCATATTGATACCTGGCGTGAATTAGTATCTGGAGATAGCAGAATCAGAGAAAGGGCTAAGGAAGCCTTGGCTGGTGCAGACCAGCATTATTCAATGATTATTCAGCGTGCATGGGAAACAGTAGATCAAGCAGATGCAAATCAGCAGTATAATACTAAAGCCTCCGCATTGAAGATGATTGCAGATGTTGAGCAAAAGAGAATTGACATGCTTCAAAAGGCTGGCCTTTTAGAAAATAATGAAATGTCTGCCCAACTTTTAGAAACTGAGCGTAAGCAAGAAATTCTTATGAATATCTTAAAGGAAGTAACCTCTGACTGTAATCATTGCAAGATGGAGGTCGCTAAAAGATTATCAGAGGTTACTGGTAAGGTAGAACCAATTGATTGATTTTAGTGACTTTATAGACGCACTAGACGGGGACCAGTTTGAGGAAGTTCCTGCAGATATAGAAGAATTTGTCACTAACAATGATTATTTAGATTTACCTCCTCTTTCTGAATATCAATATCAATCTATTAGGGCAATGACCCAAATTTATAAAAAGGATACTCTAGTTAAATGGCTAGGTGAGGAAGAGGGAATTAAAAGATGGAATCAGACATGCAAGGAAGTTATTCTTCAGATAGGCAAGGGCGGGGGGAAGGACTTTATCTCTACTATCGGGTGTGCCTATGTTGTCCACCTCTTATTGTGCCTGAAAGATCCTGCTAAATACTACGGCAAACCACCAGGAGATTCAATTGACATTATTAACATTGCTATCAACGCTGTTCAAGCAAATAGGGTATTCTTTAAAGGATTCAAGCGCATCATTGAAAAGTCGGCTTGGTTCCAGGGCAGATACATACCAAAGGCTAACAGTATTGAATTTGATAAAGAAATAACAGTCCACTCAGGACATTCAGAAGCAGAATCCTGGGAAGGATACAACGTTATGTTGGCTATCCTTGACGAAATTTCAGGTTTTGAACTAGAAAATACTACAGGTCGCCAAAGTCCAAAGACCTCTGCTGCAATATATAAAATGTATAGAGCCTCTGTTAACTCACGCTTCCCAGATTTTGGTAAGGTAATCATGCTTTCCTTCCCAAGATTCAAGAATGATTTTATCCAGCAAAAATATAATGATGCTGTGGCAGAAAAAGAGACTATAGTAAAATCACATAGTTTTAAAATAGACCCAGATCTTCCTGATGGTCACGATGGAAATGAATTTACTATTGAGTGGGAGGAGGATCATATAGTATCCTATGCCCTTCCTTATATCTTTGCTCTTAAAAGACCCACATGGGAATTTAATCCGACTAGAAAAATACAAGACTTTACAATTGCATTCTATGACGACCCCCTGGATTCCTTGATGAGATTTGCCTGTATGCCTCCAGAGGCTACAGATGCATTCTTCAAGTCCCGTGAAAAGATAGAAAAGGCATTTAGTAATCCTAAATTTGCCGTAGATTCTAGTGGTAGATTTGCAGAATGGTTTAAGCCAGAGGAAGGCCGTCAATATTTTTTGCATGTTGACTTAGCCCAAAAGCATGACAATTGCGCTGTAGCGATGGCGCATATTGAAGGATGGGTTCAGATGAAGATCGCTGGTACGATGACAGAGGCGGCTCCTAGAGTTGTTGTAGACGCTGTAAGATATTGGCAGCCAACATCTACTAGCAGCGTGGATTTATCAGAAGTAAAAGACTATATTATTGGTTTAAGAGAGCGTGGATTCAATCTAAGTGTTGTAACATTCGATAGATGGAATTCACATGATATGATGCAGCAATTAAAGCATTATGGAATAAACACAGAACTTTTATCAGTTGCTAAAAAACATTATGAAGATATGGCTCTATTAGTAACAGAGGAGAGAGTCTATGGCCCAGAACTTAAATTACTAATAGATGAATTATTACAGTTAAGGATACGCGGTGACAAAGTTGACCACCCTAGAAAGGGCAGCAAGGACTTGGCTGATGCCGTATGTGGCGCGGTTTATAATGCGATTGCTCGCTCTAGAAGAGATGCGCTACAAGAAATCGAAATCTATTCGTACGATATGCTTGAACAAGACAGCGAAGAAGAGTTAAAATCAAGGATGGGCAGGGCAAGAAACAGCGAACTTATAATTCCACCCGCTCTACAAAATGCTATTGACAGCATGGAAATAATTTAATATAGTAGTTCTTACGGGGCGGTGGCCAAGTTGGTGAAGGCGTCACTCTTATAAGGTGAAGATCGTGAGTTCAAGTCTCACCCGCCCTACGATTACAGATGGCAATATCTTAGGATGGTGTAGTTACATACAAATATCCCGTTATAGCGAGTCTGCCGTTGAGTGCGTTGAATTCGTTTCTAGCGTCTTTCGTGCAAAAGGATTCGTAGTCATCTGTAATCCCACGGGATGTGGCGCAGTTTGGTAGCGCACTTGGTTTGGGACCAAGGGGCCGGAGGTTCAAATCCTCTCATCCCGACATGGCATATATGTATTTAGTCTTAGCAGTAGTCTTATTAGTTGTGGCTATTGTGCTATTTTTTAATGCCTTTAAGAAGACTAAAGAGATAAAATATTTAAAAAATATAATACTTGAAAAAGATACAGAGATATCATATTATGAAATTGCTACAGATAAATATGATAAAAAAATTATTAAATTGAATAGTGAATTGAAAAAGTTAAAAGAAGAGAATGCAGTTCTCGTTGAGAAAATTACTAAAATAAATTCACAATTTAAAAATGTAAAAGAATATTTAAACAAAAACTGATATAATTAGTGTATGGGAGACTCCATGGAAACTGAAGTTCAGGAAGAAAAAAGAGTTCTTACCAGAAGCGATAGGTGTGATGCTCCAAAGTGTCCTGCCCAGGCATGGGTTATCGCTAAGTTTGTAACTGGCGAGTTATATTTCTGTGGACACCACTTTGATAAGTATGAGGTTAGCATTATTCGTGACGCATACGATATTGTAGATGAAAGAGAATTTATCAATGCTAAATCAGAATCTTCTGCTTAGTAAAAAAGATAAAATAAAAATTGTTAAAGAGCGTGACGGTTTCACATGTGCTATATGCTTTAAGGATTTTAAAACAAATTCTGATGTAACATTAGATCATTGGATTCCCCGATCAGCGGGGGGATCAGAAGATGTTTCTAATTTAAGACTTGCTCATAAAAAATGTAACGCATGGAAAAGCGATAGGATACCTAATGAAGATGGATCAATTCCTCCGCGCCCTCCAAGGGCTAATTATCAAGATAGAAGGCGGAGAAAGCAGGAAATATTAGAAAGCCTCTGTACTGACTGCTATGATGGCAGACTTCTGCTACAGGGAGAGACTTGCCCATATTGTGGGTCACCAGCGGGTCCAGAGGACTGGCCCCATTGGGCAAAAAGACCAGCAAATAAGTGTGATCATACCCCTCCAGAATGGTGCTGGGCATGTTCTATTGGAATAGTTGACCGAAAGCCAGTATTTTTGGTATTATTAGAAGGTTAGGCAATCCCCATTGGTGTAATGGCAGCACAAATGACTTTGGATCATTTAGTCGTAGTTCGAATCTATGATGGGGAGCGTGAAAAAAGTAAAGCATACAAACAGTATTATTGAATATCAGGACTTTCTTACGCCAGAATCGTGTGAGAAATTGATAAATTATTTTAATACTGATAAGTCTATGTGGATGGAAACATGCTTTTACAATTCTTCAGTAATGAATTTGCTTGATCCACTATCGAAATATAATGGTCATAGAATAAATGAAGAGTATTTTAAAAATCTTAGACAGGAACTTTGGGCACTTGCTGAAGATGCATCTGGCACTAGGTTAAATAATTTAACTTTTAGTGCTGCTAGATGGCTACCAGGAGCATATGCAGATCCACATTCAGATAATTCTGAATTAGATGGAACACCCAATGCTTGGCAGGATAATAAATTTGTAACTATTATCTATCTAAATGATAATTACCAGGGCGGAGAATTGGTATTCAATTATCACAATATTAGTATTTCTCCTAGTACTGGAACAGTCGTTGCATTTGACCCAGGAATAATAAACGTTCATAGCGTTTCTAAAATAACTGGCGGGGAAAGATACACAATGCTTGCATCCTGGGACTATGCTAATGTAGAATATACAGAAGAACAACTAGAAGCCATACGTCTTGAAAAAGAGGCAATGAAGCCAATTCAGCAAAAACAAAGAGAAGAATGGAAGAATAAAAACAATGCCATGGAAGATTAGGCGTAATTATGGTGACTGCAATGGATATGCAGTAGTCAAAGAAGGAACAAATGAAATTGAGGGTTGCCATGCGACCCGTGCAGAAGCAATTGCACAACAACGTGCCCTATATGCTTCTGAGAATAAGTCTATGCACGATGATGAGGAAGATGAGCGCAGAGGAAAGCACAGAAACGAGTCACATAAGTTCTGGGATGGCGCATTTATTGAAAAGGGATACAATTGACACGCGATAAGGTAATTGAGAAACTGAAAGCCAAGAAAATGAAGAATACTGTAATGTCTCCAGAGATTAGTTCTTTTATTTCTGGATGGAATGAAGCATTAGACTTGGCTATTGAGTTGCTAAAGAAAGATTAGCAACTTCCGCGAGTGTGGTGTAGAGGTAACACATCTGCCTTCCAAGCAGTTATCGCCAGTTCGATTCTGGTCACTCGCTCTCTATGAATGAATTATTATATTGTTATACAGAATATAAAAATCATTTTACATATTCTGTATTTACTCCAAATTACCAGGATGAAGAATATATCTCTGGACCAGGAGCGGAGATATCATTTTTAAAGCCTTATACAGATTACATATATCACTATGACTATCCAATTAATGGATATGATAGATTATTAAAATCTAAAATATTTAGAAATCAAACAGGTAAAGTTGTAGGTCAGGGTGTAGGAGAAGATGGAACAGCACCACTATTTAATATGAATTACTCCCTACCAGTAATATTTAGATCATACGCTAATAAAGAC